TCCAGAATTACCATAACTTGAATTTGTTGTTTGAGCCGCGCCACCAGCACCAACTGTGACTGTATATGTTCCAGGTGGGACTGCAATTGTTCCATTTCTAAATCCACCACCACCGCCGCCGCCGCCATCGTTTTTGTTTCCGCCGCCGCCGCCAGCAACTACTAGGTATTGAACAATAGGTGGAGGACTAGGCCAAAGACTTTGACCTTGAGCTTGCATCTGCTGTTCAAGCGTCCAAATACCCGGGGCCGCGCTGGTCGAGGTTGTTGGTGCAGTGGCAGAGATAACCCCGCCTTTGTAGCGTAGTGACATGGGCTACCCCTTTTACGGCGTGATGGTTTCGTAGCTTACTGTGTATGTCAACTTACTTGCTGTACCACTAGTAGCCCACAATGTGCTTGCTTCGCCAGACACGCTGGTATCTAACAAATAAAGCATCGTAGTCTTATCAAGCAATATCAGTGTTGCGTCAGCTGGCACAGAGATTGTGGAACCAAGAGCGCGGTAGGTTGTTCCATCAGCCAAGCGCAATTCAACAGTTGCGTCGTAAGCAGTAGTACCGTCAATGTTGGACACCATAATCTGGTTGATCTTTTGCGCAGAGCCAGAAGCTGGCGCTGTTACCAAAGCGTTACGTGCAGTATCCGCAGGTGTAATGGAAACCGTGTGGGGTGTTGCTGTTGTGCAAGCGAGAATATTTGGTGCAGCCATGATTGCTCCTTAGATGCTGTATAACATTGCGATTGTTGTGACCTGTGCTCTGGTTAAACCAGCAGCGCCGAAAGAAAGAACGCCAGAACCATTAGTTACGATGGCTTGCCCGCTCAAGCCATCTGTACCGGGTAGCGTAAACGTTACGTTTGTTGCCACTGTAGCAGGAGACTGCAAGGCTATGTAATTAGAAGAGTCTGAGTCGGCTAAGCGTAAATCGCCTTGAGATCCAATCTGTACATTAGTGCCGTCAAACGTCAAATTGGCAGAACCCGCCAAGTTACCTGAACTGTTGAACTGAACCTGTGTATTAGAGCCGCCAGCCGATGCGCCTACACGCACGTAGTCTGTACCGTTGAACGCTACCAGAGCTTTGTCGGCTACGGCAACCGTGATACCTGTTTGACCGCTGGCTTTGATCGTGACCGAACCACCTGTAGCGTCGTTAATCAACACGTACGTTTTACTGTAGCTTGGGCCTGTAATTACCTTGGTTGTAGTCAACGCACCAGATACACGAATAACTGCGTGCTGAGCCGTTACCGTACCCGCACCCGCCAAAGTAGACGTAATGTTGGTAGCCCCTGCATTACCCGTGGTATTTGCAAGAGTCACCGCGCCATCGCCTGTCAATGTCAACGTAGCCGCAATAGCAAGGTTGGTGTACTCGGTAATACCGTTATTAACAGTATCGCCCCATGTACCAGAGAGCGTGCCCTGTGTTGGGGTTAATAAACCTAGTTGTCCTGTTTCTGCTGCCATTTAAATGCTCCTAGGGTGTGGTTGCGATGTTCGTCCAACCAGCGGTTTGGGTATTTCCGATATTTTGCCAGTTTGCGTCTTGTGTGTCATCAATTATTTCCCATGTTTTTCTTACCGATTCACTGGAAGTAATGGCTGCTGTTTCCGTCACGGTTGGTCTATAGGTCGTAGCCGCTGATTCCGCAGTAGTAACCGTCCCAAGTAGTTCAGCCAAAAACTTATTAAATGTTGCCGCGCCGGTCTCAACCGTAGATGTCTCTGCTGTCTCACTCACCAGAAGGCCAAAATAGTCCGTTGCTGCTGTCTCTAACGTAGAACTTGCTGTAGTTTCGGCAACATCCGCATTGAAAAACGTTCCAACAAACTGCTCTGTCGCAGTAGCCACCGTCTCATCTACAGCCTTTACAAAAATAGCTGCTACCAACTCCTCTGTCGCCGTACTCGCTGACTCACTGACCGATTGCACAAAAGTCGCTGCTACTACCTCTGCTGTAGCTGTAACTAATGTATCACTTACATTAGCCGTATATCCCGTAACCGCATCATTTGTCTCGCTTATAACCGTACTATCAGCAACCGCAAAAGCAAAAGTAGCTTGGACTGTCTGGGAGTCAGATATTGAACCAATCCCACCCCAACTTACATCCCCCCAAGCCCCTTCGCCCCAAGCGCCAACTGAAGTAATTGACTCCGCAACGCTAACAGAAATTATTAAATTAGGTACTTCAGAAGTAGCTGTGGCGGCGGACTCGGAAACGCTATCAGCAAAGGCGGTTATGCCTCCCCAGCCAGCATCACCCCAAGTGCCGTCGCCCCATGCTTTAGCCATTTTACGTCAGTGAACAAGAGTATGAAACCGCAATGGTGTCGCCTGAAACAACTGCTTTAGAGCTACTAAAGTCACCGGCAGAGAACAACGTCCCCGTGGTGTTGTCAATCGTCGCAGAGCCGCCAATGTTAATAAAGCATCCAGCCACTGTACCTGTTGAGGTAATGGCATACGACGAAGCTGAGGAAGTAGATTTTGTACAAGTTGTCCCGCTTACAAAGGCTGAAGCGCTAAATACTGGGGTTTTGCGAGTGCCAGTGTACGTAGGGGCGTTGGCTAAACCAACTTCCAACCACGATGCGTGTGACGCTTGTGTATCAGCAACCACGGCTGTACCCGTGCCTTTAAGCCCCATAACCACTGCGCCAGCGGCTGAGTTACCAAGAATGGTGTCCAAAGTTAGGTTTTTACCCACTGTGGTCACAAGATTCTCAATAGTGTCTTCCCACTTTACGTTACCATCTTTGTCGTAACAGACAGCAACGTAGCGGCCTTCAATGGTTGCTGTATCAGAGGGGGCTACGTTGTAGCTGCAAGATGCTTCGCATTTATCTGCGGCTGAAATTTTGTCGGTGGTCATATGACTCCTTAATTAGAACTACGAATGAGAGCCGCCGTAGCGGTGTTTGCTGGCATTGTGATTGTAAATGTACCGGCGGATGTTTTGTCAGATCCAAAGTCCAAAACAGCAACGGATTTGTTACCTTGACTGGAGTTATAGATCAACGCACATCGGGCTGTAATAGCCCCAGTCCACGAAATGTTTGGGAAGCCAACATAGGCTGTGTAATCAGAAGTGTTGACTGTAATTGGTGTTAACTGTGCGCCACCAAGCGAATACGTACCCGTAGCTGCTACTTCATCGTTCGAGCTGTAAACGGTTGTGCTTTCGTTCAAATTGGCAGAAGCTGTGTACAAAGCAATCTTGATGACATCCGTAGTCAAGTCGTGTATGCCTTGATAAAGCTCCGCTTTAAACGATGTGGTTTGGGTTTGAACAATAGACATATTAAGTCACCACTTGTCTAAATTGCCCAGAACGATAAGCATCTTGACGCTCCATACCATCACCAAGACGTTTAGCTAGTGCAAGTGCTTCTATAAACTTCTGGTTGTACAGCCCCATCATATCAACTTCACCCTTCATGTAGGTGTAAGCCTCAACCAAAGATGCGTACAACAACACCGTGTCAAAGTTATCGCCCAGCCATGTTTGACCGTCTGCCGCCACTGTAATTGACTCTGGGTAAAAGTAATAATGCAACTCGACGCTGTACGATGTGTCTGGCGTAGGGCCAAGAATAAAAGACAACTCGTCTGAAATAGTACTGCCCGATACGGCAGGGCCAAACAGAGCATAGTACTTTGGGGTGGCGGTATCTGTTGGTAATGGGTACGCTTGGCGAATAAAGTTAACGTCTTTGTTTAGCAGATATTCATACGTACCATCTGCTTTGATAATCGCCATTGAATACGCGGCTAAGAAATCAAGGGGGCACTGCAAGTACTTATTATTTACCGTGGTCACACCGGTCACATTCTTGCGAATTGAGGGGAACTGAACACTATTGTAAATACGCTGCTCAGCCTGCTGAACGAACACAGGGATATTAGCCACGAAATCTGCTTCCGTGTTCTCCGTGTACGCCTGAATAGCAGAGCTAAGTGCGGTGTAATTCATGCCATCGGGCCTCTGGCTGTAATGCCTTTGGTAGCCGCGCCGTTACCACGAGTGACGATACCGTCGGTTTTGATTTTTTCATCACCAGCAGCTTTGCTGATAGCACCAATGCTCATGTTGACCGTGTCGGCTTTGCTACAGTTTGGCTCTTTGCCGGGAGTAGAAGATATACCCACAGCCTTACCAGACATGGTGTGCGGCTTGGCATAAACAGCGGCATTGCCAACTTCTTTACCCATTCGTTTATCGCTGAATTTAGCCATTATTTACCTCGCTGATTTGCAACTTTAGCCATACCACGACCCATACTCAGCATCATCTCGTTGGTCTTGCCGCCTTTGGCTAGCTTTGTCATAGGCTTGCCGGGGTGCAGTTTTTTCTCGTGCTTATGCACTGCGCCAGCAATCATCTTTTTGTCCTGCTTTAAGTCTTTTTTGTCCATTTTGAACTCCTAAGTTACGCTTACCACAACTGTACCAACAAATGTCGTTGCCACCAAGTAGTTTGGCGTCAATACCGCATCAAAACTTACCGAGCCGCCAACTGGATTCCAACCCCACTGGATGTCTCGTGAACCACCAGTCGAATTGCCTGCTGTGTTTACACCCGCTGTGTAGTAGGTTGTGTCCGTGCGTGGATTCCTCAGAGCCTGCGGATCGTCCACTGGGTACATTCCCAACTGCAACTGAGGATGGTCTGGATCCCAACAAGGCGGACAAACCAACAAGTTATATTGTTTTGTCTTGATGATCTCAGTCTTCAGAATCTTCAGTTTAAACCGTTGCCCACACCGATCACACTGAGCAATTGCGTTCTTGCCAGAAGCAAACCGATTACCCACGACTACCTCCCAATGTAGGTTTGACGGGGTACAAGTCTCAAAGCAGCTTTCTCGTGATCTTCATACGCAGCAAGCTCCCACGCCTCGTCATACTGGGACTTAAGGAATGGGATGCGCTCTGCGCCAGTTGGAATCTTTGCGGCGATGTAGTACGACAGACCAGCCGCCATACAGGGAATAAATCTAAAAGGTACGTCCATGATGTTGACACCGCCGCCTGCGTCTTGGGTGCGTCGCAAGCGCCAATATACAAATTGGTATTGTTGTACATTGTCTGGGGTAGGCCAAACGGTGACTGCTGGAACTTGCTGCCAATAGACTGTAGCCGCAGAGGTGTGTGCCGCTGCAATCGTGTTTTGTTGCCCACGGAAACAGTTATTCAAAGTCCCAGATACAGCGTTTGTATTCTGCGTGATGTAACTGTAATTAATGATCTCGTTATCAATTTTTATAAACCCAGATGCGGGTAAACCCGTAACATCACTTAACACAATTGTGTCTGATGTACTTGTAATTGTTGTGGTTAGCGTAGAAGAGACAGGGCTAGTCTGCCCGTTATAGCGCTGAATCCAAACCTGAATAGGTCGGGCTTGGGTAATCTTATTAGGGATAGTAGCGTAGGTAGAAACGCTAATCCTAGTGATACTCAGATCAGCCTGAGTTGAGGCTACGTTGCCACCAGTACGGATAACGTGCTCAAGTAAATCAATGGTGTCATCGGGCAACGGGTAGGTGTTTTGTCCCTGAACCAGAGTGATCGTGCCGGTCTCAATAGTCCACAAATTGATGCCACGGTTTGCCCAGTCAGCAAACATGATGTTTAAACTGCGTCTAGCTGTACGCAGGTCATATCCGGTGCGAAGCTCACCACCAGCGCGTTCAAACGCCTCCTCGACCAACTCGGTGAGGTCAAGGTTAAATGCTGATGCGCCGGAAGTGTTTGCCATTATATTTTTTCCGCAGTTTCATGCGCTTTTAAAAGTAAGTTCAGACGACTAATTTCTTTGTCCCGCTCTTCAAGCTTACGCATAAGGCTGTCATTCATATCAGCCCACATAACAATTTGTTCCATACGCTGTTTATGATCCCTGTGCATGAGTTCAAACATGCGCTCAGACATCTCAATTTGCTTTTGAATGAAATTAACCATTATCTAAATCCTGCCGTTTTCTTTGCCACTTTGGGTGGTTGTTTTACGAATTGCTGCCCTTTAGCTTTGCCAGCACGTTTTGCACGTGTTGTCGCAGCGTACTCAGAAGCGCTGAGACTTTTAATCGCAGCTTTTGGAAGGTA